CCCATCTTTGTGATGAACATCTTTGCCATCACCTTTTTTTACAACACCTTCTTTTAAAAGCTTGCGCCTAGCCGCATTTCTGCCTGCTCGACGCTTCTTTTGATCTGGCTTTGAGTGAAAGTGCTTGTACTCTTCTTTGTAGTTTCTAGCCATTAGCCTTTAGCTTTTGCTGGAGCCTTTCTCTTTCTAGGCGCAGGTTTAGAATCCTCCGCGCTTTTCTTAGTCGCCTTCGTTTCCGCTTTTTTCTTTGCAGGCTTGTCAGCATCCTTTGAAAGCTCCTTTAGCTTAGCTTCTGCCTCAGATTTACGCATTGGATCAAAAACAACAATGTCATACTGACCGTCAGCAGTTTGACCGCTTCCGTCTTTGTTTTTTGTTCCAATTTGGTAAACCTCTTCACCATCAGCAAAGTTACCGTTAACAAACATCTCAAGTTTAGCCATATCGCTTCCTCACTTGCATAACGATTACATATACATCACCGCTAGAATGACCAACAGTTGTAAACTGAATATCGCCTGTTGTTCCAGATGCCTCAGTATCTGGTATTCCAAATTCTGAAAAGTCCAAAGTGTCAGACCAATCAGCAGCTAACTGCCATGCTAAAACATCTGTTGATGCATCAAAAAATATCTTTACACCCATCCCAATGGTTTGGTAGTAAATCTTCTCAATAACAACAGACGAGCAGGCTTTGCCGCTCATAGGGTCATTAGACAAAGCAGACACATCTATTTTGGTAACAGCAGACTCGCCAGTTCCGTCACTTACATTTGTAAAACGAAAAATGGCGTTTTTACCGCCATCCTGTATTGTTTGAGTCGCTACTGCGTCAGCCATAATTGACTCCTATTATTGATCAGCAAATGCAGGAGCAGTGGTACTCGTAACATTTCCAAAGATTTGATAATTGGTAGTATTTAAACCAACTATAGTTACATCAAATCCCGCAGGAA